AAAAGAGAGGACGAATAAGCGAAATTAATGCAGCTAGCTCTTCAATATTTCTTGGTCGCACTCTTTTTGCCCAAGATCTACCGAGCTGAGATTCTAACTGAAAGACTCCTTTGGTGTATCCTTCACAGATTAGATCCCAAGTTTTGTTATCACTATAATCATCAATATTAAACGTAGAAGTCGCCATTTGCAAATGCTTTCTCGAACTTAGTCTTTTCTGAAATGTTACGCTGAAACTTTAAGAACTTAATCAATATATTAGCCGTGTCCTTAACGTCCTGTAGGGCATCATGAGCGTTCTGTTTGCTCTCTTCAGGAAAACCCATATACTCTCTAAGGAAGTCCATGCTGAGGCTCTTGAAGTCCTTGTTGTTCTCCGTCCAAGAGAATACCATATCCATCAAATCTAATTTAAAAATTGGATTGAAGATAGTCTGTCTTCCTCTTGAGTCAGTTGTTCCGTGCATGTCGCACATTCTTTGGACGATTGGCAAGTCAAAGCCAATAATATTGTAGCCTGCTGCAATCGGAGCCGTGTAAGAGGTTCCTCTAAAGTTGAACTTGTTGCAGAAATCCTCAAACTTTTGCCAAACACTTTTTGGTGACGGTGCTTTTGCTAAGTCCTTGCGGTTCTTCCCAGTGATTTGAAGCGCCTCGTCTTCGATAGGATCGAATCCTGCCTCAATAGCCTTCTTATCGTCGAGAATGGGTCTGATTTCACTATTGAATACTCCGCCGGGCTGCAATGTTAACCGTCTACCATGAAGCGCTATTGCCGCAATCTGGGTAGGCTGCGTTTTGTGTGGGTTTCTAGACCCTGTTTCAAAGTCAAAAACAATTATATCTCTATAGTTCATTTATCTCTCCTTTTCAATTCCAAAAACATAGCGACAGCATCATCGACGTTTTTATACAGCTTACTAAACTTGTGTCTTTTTGAATGGACTTGATACGTTCTAGACATACCGAGTCTTGAAGGTATATAAGACTCTAGATTACAAAGGCTAATATCCTTGTATTCAATCGCACATCCAGAAAAAAGAACCGATTTGTAGTCTGATTTATGATCCATTAGTCTCTCACTTTCTTATTATAATCCATAGCCGCTTTAAAGACATCTGCGGGCAAGTTATTTTCTTCTAAAAGGTGAATCATTCCACTAAGATCTTTAGGGAAGCAAGATCCACCAAAACCTAATTTTCCGTCTGGTCCCGGAACTGTCCAGTGTGTTCTTTCGATTCTAGGATCAGCACCTATTGCCGACTCAATAAAATTATTATAGTCCACACCTAATTCTTGGCATAGGGCATATATGTGATTAGCAACAGAAACTTTGACCGAAAAGTAGGAGTTTGTCAAATACTTGGAAAGTTCAGCCTCTATGGAGCTGACAACGTAAATGTGCGCTGCCGGCCACCTTTCTCTAAAGAAGAGGCGTAACGCCAAGTCTTCAGCTTCGCCATAATCATTTCCAATCAAGACGGTTTTTGAGTCTCGATAGTCTTCAGCGGCTTTTCGCTCTGTTAAAAACTCAGGATTTGAAATAACCCGAATACTGTGCGATTCTTCCACGAATTTCTTCATTGTTCCGGGAACTAAAGTAGACTTTATTAGCACCATAGGACTCTTCCTTAGTTCTCCGGCAATATAATCTAACCTGCAAAGTGCATCATGAACAATACCTGTATCGCAACTACCATCGTCAGATCTGGGGGTAGGCAAACACACAAAGATTATTTCACAGTTCTCGACTATCTTAGTATATTCATTGTTTATTGCCAGACCAGATTTGATGTCGTAGCCATACACAGTGTCACCATATGATTCAAAATATCCGCTTACGGCTCCGCCTACGAAGCCCAAACCAACTACTCCAACATTCATTCTTTTATCTCCATTATTTTACTTAATAGGTCAATGCCTAAAATATCGAATTTAACATGTCCCTGTTCTTCAAGATCTCCCATCTCAAAACCAGCGACGAGGTTGTTATTTTTGTCCTGTACCATTGGGCACACTTCATTTAATTTGTTTGATGATATAATCACTCCGGCGGCGTGCTTGCCTTGAGACTTTATAGTGCCCTCAATATCCATAGCCTGCTGAAACACAGAAGATAGTGGCCCAATTAAGTCATCTTCACTATTGACTTTACACCATCTATCTAGAATTTCTGGCTGATATAATAGAGTCCATCTGATTAAAGATTTCTCTCCGCTTTGCTCTAAAAGGTCTGATACATCTGCCTCATTGGGGATGTTCTTAGTAAGCTCGTTCATCTCAGAGAAAGAAACATTGCTATTTATTCTCATGACCTCTTTGAGCGCTGCTCGCCCCTGTAGTTTATTAAAAGTAATCATCTGCGATACATTGTCTTCGCCGTATTTTGTCTTAATATAAGCAATAACTTCATCACGTTTTTCTGCCGGTACATCTAGGTCAATATCGGGTAAAGACACATGGTCTTCGGTATTACGTCCTGCGTTGTAAAATCTCTCAAAAATCAGGTCATATTCAATCGGATCAATCTCTGTGATACCAATCAAGTAAGAGATCAAACATCCCGCAGCAGAACCTCTTCCCGGCCCCGGCAACCAATCTTGCTCTCTAACAAAGTTTACAATATCTTGAACGATCAGGAAATACCCAGACAGTCTAGCATCGAAGATAACATCCATCTCGTTCTTGATTCTATCGAGATACTCTTGCTTTTTGTTTTCGTCCGCTACCTTGCCAGTTTCAGTAAGTAACGTTCGCCAACCATCTCTACATAGTTGCTTGAGGTATTCGTCTTCGGTGTAGCCCTCTGGACAATCGAACTCAGGCAACATTGGCTGGCCTAGAATATCGTATTCTTCACACTGATCTGCTATTTCATTGCTCATAGTAATCTGTTCGTCAGTGTACTTAGACTTGACTTCTTCTATAGTCGGTAAGTAAAACTTGTCTGACGAGAAAAAGGGCTTCAAATGCTTAAAAGAGTCTAGCTTGCCTTTGGCTTTAGACATTGTAGTCTTCATGCCTGAACACAAGAGTATCCTATGAACCTCTGCTTCGCTCTCTTCTACATAATATGCAGAATATTGCTTAAGTCCGTCTATACAGATAAGGTTTTTATCAAGAGAAGCTTCTGTTAGTTTGTACACTACTTCGTCTTCGTACATGCTCTTTTTAGAAACGAGGTCAATCAGCGCGTACCAGCCAGCTTTATTCTTGGCGATAACAGTTTTCTTTTTGCCATTATCAAACTCTAGAGTACATCCCATAATGGGTTTAATGTCGTTCTTCTTGCACTCTTTGTAGAATGTAACTGCCCCTGATATAGTGTTAATATCAGTGATTGCGCACGCTTTATATCCAAACTCTTTACACTTCTTAGCTAACTTGTCTGGCTTTGAGAAGCCTCGCTGTAGACTGAAGTGAGTTTTTACATTTAGTGGAGTCCAACTCATCTAAATAATCCTATGTAGTCTTTCTGTGTCTAAATCTTTTTAAGTCTGAGATTGCAACATTGTAACAGTCAGCCCTAACTATGAACCCATTAGACGGGTCTATCTGGCCTTTAGTCAGCTTCTTGGCTTTTTCAAAATATTCATCATGCTCTAGCCATCCTAAGACCCAAGCTCTACCCCATCGCTTGTTCTTGTTTTCAATCCTAACAAATGCGTACCTGTCGCATTTTTGCTTTGTGTTAAAATTAGCAACTGAACACTCGTAGAACGGTTTAGGTTCTGAGGTGCATCTCTTTGTCTTAACATCGTACTTGATGCCCGACTTAGAAACTATGTCGTAATCGTATGTGTTATTAATTGTACCATCAATAACTACGTTTGCAACCTCTTCTCCTAAAAAACCTGCGATATTTCCGCCGCCCTTCATGATGGAGTTGCGTATTACACCCATCTCTCTAGACTTAGCCCAAGCGCGCTTTTTCATTTCTTCTGTAATTTTTATCTCAATCATTATCCGGGTGCCTCATAATATCCAACATCAAAACCTTCTCTTGTACATTCTTGTATCGTATCTAACATTCCAAACTGTTCTAAGTGATTGCTAACATGCCTACACATGCTCTCATTAGTTCCGGGCCAATCCTTTTTGCAAAAGTCACAAAGCTTTTGACATTTCCAGTGAGATTGATTCCTAGAAAGCAGTCTTGGTTTGGTTGTCTTCTTAATCTCTTCAAACCTGTCCTTCAGCATCCCCAAGAACTTCTGCCTGTCGCTTTCCTCAAAACAAATACTAAACGGCCCACCGTCCCTAATGAAGTATATCGACATAATCGCGTCTTCATATTCAGGGAAAAGTTTAGAAATTGCATAATGATACAGCATTAATTGTGGGTCTTTACACAGCTTCTCATAAGTCTTCTCTTCTCCTGTAGCCCAGTTAAGTCTGCGTCCTGTCTTCCAGTCGATAACTTCGATAACTCCGTCATCAACTTCGGTCACTAAGTCAATAGTACCTTTAATAGCTAGCCGACCCTCAACGGTAGTTCCGTCTGGCATATCGTACTCATATTTGGCCCAGTCCTCTTCTATAGCGATATCAAATTGTGGTTCAGCCGCTACGATATTTCTGTTACGAGGATCAAAGATTCCATCTTCATAAGTCAACGCTTCCCAAGTCGTTTTATCACAAAACTTATAGTCGGCATTAGTGTAATGATGAGTGCAATTAGATGTGTAATGGTCGTAGCTACGCTTAAGGATTTCGTTTACAAATTTCTTTGTTCCGAGTCTACGTTTAGTAAACTCGACCTCTCCGATAGCGTCATCCTCAAGCAATAGCTCGGCCTTATCTTGGTGTAGCTTTTTACAACCGGCTAGAACTTCCATAACTTTATGGACAACCGTCCCCAACTGAGCCTTCTTGCCGGACACACTTTGGTGACCTAAAACATAGGTCATAAAGTACTGCATTTGACAATATTCAAAGTTGTTGTAACTGGAGCTACGTATGTATGTAACTAACATATTTATTCCTTGATTTTCTTGATGCCACCAACAAGCTGAGGTTTGTGCTCAACTGGTTCCGGCACTGCGGGTTGTATCACATCTCCCAACCAACCCCATTCTTCTAAGAGAGAAATAACTTCTTTGTTCGTTTCTAAAAGGCTAAGATCTTTATTGTCAATCACAGCGTCGTATTCTATATTGTTGACTTCTGTCTCGCTAGAGTGCGCGTCATCTGAATCATCTCCCCTAGTTAATCGTATAACTTTGCCACCAGCTCTTTGAACTGCTTCGGCCTCATTGGGAAACCTGCAGTCTGAGATAACAGCAAATAAAGACTCTTCTTCCCTAATGTTTCTCAGTGTTCTATCAGTCCAAATGTCTGGATGAATCTTGCGACAAATGTCCGTCCCAAAGTGCTGTAGAAATTCTCTAGCTGTCATCCTGCCTTCGTTCTCGCCTTCATAGCCGGGCATGTCTTCCCACCTAATCCAAGTTAGACTGTTCTTATCTAGATCTGTACCATAGCACTGTGGCTTTGTTAATCCAAAAAGACCAGTAGCTATCTCTTTGAGAGATGATGCGAAAGAGTAGTGCTTAATAAAAGGCCACATACTCTCTGCCGCCCACATGCCAAACTCAAGGTCGGTGCGCGTTACATCAAGAGCGCCTTTTGTGGTTTTCTTCTCACCGTTTTCATCTACAGAGACCGTATCTATAACAAGGTGTCCATCTGCGGAAAGATCAAAACCATCTATTACATTATAAGACCTCATTTGGTATCCATGCAAGAATGAACAACATGAATTTTTGCCGGATTGTTTTTTGCCAGCAAACGCCAAGATTCTAGTCATACTAATACTCCTTCTAACTGTTCAAGTATTTCATTATTTATTTGTTCTACTGTCATATCGCCAATATCTTTCTGCGATATGTTTGGTCTGTGATAATTAAATCGCCTGCCGCATTTCTTCATTATCTGCTCAGCGGCTCTATGTCCAGCTTCATCATAATCTGTCAGGACTACCAAGTTTAATGCGCCACTTTTTTCTAGCAATACTAACTGGTCATCGCTCATGTTTGCGCCAAATATGCCAACGCAGTTCTCTATTCCTGCCTCATGCAATCTCCAAACATCTCCCTGCCCCTCAACTATAAATGCAGTGCCCGTTTCTAGTATTTTGTCTTTAGATAAATTTAGGCCGTACAGGTAAGAGCTTTTTCTAAACCCTCTGCTGTGCAGCCATTTAGGTTTCATATTTTCATAGACCGTCCGGCCTATACATCCAATATAATTATAGCCTTCATCGTAGATTGGGACAACAACTCTATTAGACATTGGCTTATTTTTTTTACTACAGAGTCCCACATCAAATTTTGAAAGAACATCCTCACTGTAGCCTCTGTTAATATAATAACTAGCTGGTATGTTTAATTCCTGTAAAATTAGATCTCTGTCTATGGCAGGAGTTGACCTCTCTGGATCTCTGTGAAAAATTTCAAGCAGCTTTAAATCATTGTTAGAATCTACATTCTTGATATCCTTAAGCTCAGACTCGCTTAACCCTAGAAAATCCATACAAAACTTAACGGTCTCATATATATTAGGATTACCGTCAGCCTTGTTTGCAAGCACGCCCTTTACAAAGCCAAATAGATTTCTACCGTGATCCGACTCACAGTGATTTGTCCAGCAGTTCCAGTTGCCTTTTACGCTGTTACCATCTAGAAAAATGCAGCATCCTTCTGGATTGTCTCCACCATGAATTGGACATGCAAAAGCATATCTGTTAGGGTACTCAATAAAATCAATTTCAAGATATTTCAATAGCTCAGGGAGCTTTGAGAATAGCTGATTAGAGATCTTCAATATTTGCTGGTTGCTCTCCATCTTCGGAAACAAAACCTTTATCTCGAACGGTAGAGTTCTTTCTTAGAGCATTTCTAGTCTCTCCCTCTACCAACTTACCAAACTTACCAAACATGTTCATATTTATATAGTCGCCATCGTCCAATCCTGCACCATGTCGAGCTACAATAGGAACTAACTTTCTATTACCATTGTCTTCATCATCATCGGCAATTTCCTCATCTGACTTCATCTTAAATATAGAGAAGCTAGTACAAAGCCAGATTAATCTGTCTGACCCAGAAACTACGTCTGTTGACTCCTTTGTAATACCATCCCTGTTTAGCTGTACAAAGCTTAGACAGGGGACATCATACTTAACACAGAAGTTATGCAGCTGTGTTATTTGAAAGCCCAAGACTTGAAACTCCTGCATAGAATTAGAAATGCTATCAGAGCTCATTAACTTGAGATAATCATATACTATTAAGCAATCTTTAGTTCTGCCGGTCTCATCAAATCCAACCTCTTGATATATCCACTTACGCATAATACTTAGTATATTCTCGAAAGGCTGGCCAGCGATACTAACGTAGTGGTAAGGAATTTCCTCAAGCTGGTTGGCTGCCATCTCAACTTTTTCAAGGTTGAGCTCATTGTCTGCAAACTTGCCGCTTGATATTGTATTTATCTCTACACCACTAATGTTTGCAAGCATCCTGTTTAGATGATCTTCTTTAGACATTTCTGTATCTAATACAAGCACAGGAATATCCAAGTTTTTTGATACGTGCATAGCAACCGCATCTCCAAACATCGACTTACCAACCTTTGGCCTTGCAGCAATTAAATCCACACACTTTCTACGCAAGCCACCGCCTATAGCCTCATCATAAGTCGGAAAGCCTGTGCTAATTCCAAGCATGTCGCTTTTGTTCTCAGATAAAAACTCAACATAGTCAGCTACTTCATTGCCAATAACCTCTGGTTTATTGTCAGACCTTTGATATATCTTTGCGGTGGCATCTAATACAGGCGTTTCTATAATAGAGATGATATCATTAATGTCTTCATCGCCGGTTATCTTATCTATTCTAGTTGAGCAAACAGCTAGAGTCTTCTTGACATCTCTGGCAATTTGCAATTTGGCTAATTTAGCGGCGTGGAACCCAACATTTTCTTTGTGTATTGGGAAGTTAAACAAAGACCTTAGAAACCCTACCTCTTCTTGGTTGTTTAAATTTTCATAAAACCCAAGTTGGTTAGCGGCGGAAAGGATTGATGATAACTCTACTTTGTTCACATCCTGAAGAGACTTTTTGACACACTTAAACAACATCTGATTTGTTGCGTCTGTAAAGTGTTCTGCTTCAAGATAGTCAGACTCTAGTAAAGCATCAAGACCGTACTGGCATAAGCCGGATAGTACAGCTCTCTCTGCAGCTAAGTCCTCTAGTTTCCGTTTATCTTTTTGATCTCGTACCATAGTAATCCAATATTAGCCATCGCATAAGAAAACCACATCAGGGCATGTGGATAATCTTTTTGTTTTATACAAGAAGTACATACAACTAAATACATGATTGAAGCCGTTGTAATTGCAAGCATACCTAAGTTCATTTACATTCCTCTAAAAATATAGAACCCCATACAAATAGTCGCGCTTAAGAATACGCCGAGTAGAAAATCTTTCCATTCTAAAGTTAGTGCTTTTTTCATTATCCAAAAAGTCCTTTGATCTTAGTTAAAATATCACCACCTCCAAAACCACCTTTGAAGATAACTAGGTATGCTACTATAGCACCTGCGATGATAAAAAACAACCACTTTCTCTTGGAAGCAACTGCATAAAATTTCTCTTTAATAGCATTGAGCTTCTCTAATCGGTATTCTCGTCGCTCGTTAACTTTTTCTTGACGTTCTTCTTTTTTCTCTTCCTTAGCGTCACGCCTAATTTCCCCTCTAGTTCTAGTAGTAGGGGCTGACTCATCAGTGCCTTGCTCTGCTGGCGTGTCAGCTTGATTTCTTGTGGCCCTTCTCTCAGCAATAATCTCTTGTAATCTATTCTTAAACATTATAGTTCCTTTTAAAAATTATGTTATCTTCTTCTGTTTTCTAGGCACTTATCGCAGACAAACCATTCTCTACGGTGAACTTCTGGAACCTCAAATGTCTTCGAGCAAGTTTCGCAGAACTGCTTGACTTTTTTAGGCGCTGGTCGCCTTTCTGTTGGTACGAAGTCTGGTGTTTCTATATCTGTATGCTCTGTGCCATCGTCTACGAAAGTATTTTCTCTAGAGCTTACCTGATTTACAGGAACTCTCTTTTGTGCTGACTGTTCTCTTTTAACCACAAAGTCATCGGCAGAGGCTCTCTCAACCGAAGAATCCCGCGCAACAACCTCTTCTTTTGCAGGTTGGATAGGTGTTTCGGAATCCCCTTGTTCGGTCAAGAGAGAATTTGCCATTTGTATTAACTCTTCGTCGTTGAGCGCTATACCTTTTCTAAGAAGGTCTTTAGCTGTCTGTATGATACTCATTAATAACCTCGTCTTTTTCCAATATCGTGAAGAACTGTAGCCATCTTTTTTACCGAGTCAATCTTTCCTGATATTCGATTCACTCTAGCTTCAGCTGATAATTTCAATCTATTTAATTCTGATGCCATTGGGTTCTCTTTAATAGCAGAGTAGTATCTTACTTCCCACTTGGCATACTGACCACCGTAGTTGTCCATTTTGTCTGCGACTATAAACCAAATACTGTCGGTGCAAAAGTTAACTATTGTCTTCTCTTTATTATGTAACGACTGTAAATATTCTGCATGTGAAAATAGAACAAAA